GCCGCCCGCCGCTTTCGCGTTTTATTCACATTTTTTTTCGTCAGTATCGGTATCCGTCACGCACTTTTCCGCCGCGCGTTTTCCTGCGGCCAAAAGTTTTATAAGGCCCTCCGGCACAGGTGCGCCCATGGCTGCGGCGTTCTCGGCGATGGAGCCGAGTTCGGTAAAAATGTACCACACCAGCACCACCGGCAAAATCAGCACGGTGTATTGTATGCCCAATACGGGCAGGTTTTCCACCGCCACGCCCAGCACGCCGTCGGCCATGGCGGCTACAATCACTACAACCACCATCCCGGCCTTGTGCCAGATGCCTGCGCGCGCCACAGCGCTTGACCACTCGCCTTTGGACGCCGCAGCCGCGCTGCCACTGATCCAATCGATCACCATGCACACAGCCCAGGCCAGCACCAGCCACCCCAGCCAGCCAAAGGCCGCCGAAAACGCCGCGCACAGCGCCGTCACCGCCGCCTTGATCCACAAAAACATATTTTGCTCTTCCATTTTTTCTACCCCTCCACGATCCTGATCCCGTATTCTTCCGCCGCCAGGTGCTCCATGCGGCACCCGCGCGCCGTTTCCCAGCCGGGCGCAAAAATCACCGCGTCCGCTTCGGCCAGCTTCCCCAGCGCCCGCGCCAACAGGGCCAGCGGCGTGGCATCGGTGTCGTCAAACAGGGTGTCCAGCACCGCGATCTCGTCCTCCTGCAGCGCCACCGCCGCGTCGGCCACCAGCGTTTTGCGCTCCCGCACAATGTCGGCCATCCTGCGCCCGCGCATCGGCTGGCTGATAAACAGCTTTGTCATGCCTGTTCCCTCCTTCTTATGCTGCCGTACTGGCGGCCTTGTCCGCGGCCCCCAGCTCGGTCAGCTTGTCCATCAGCGCCTTGGCGTCCCCGGCGCTCACCGGGCCAATGCGCAGGTTCTGCTTTGTGTGCGCCGCGTCGGCGTACTCGGCGCTGTACAGGCCCAGCCCCACCAGGCCCAGCGCCAGCGCCAGGCTGTACACGCTCATGGCCTCAGCGTTCGTCAGGCCGTTGGCCTGCACCGTTTGCAGGGCATTCGCGGCGGGTTCGGCATCCGCCGGGCGGGCAACGCTGGTATAGCTGCCCAGGTGCCTGCGCACCGCCGCGCTGGCGGGCGTAAAGTCAGCGTCCAGCCAGTTCAGCGGGTTCACCCGCCTGCCCTTGTACAGCACCTCAAAATGCAGGTGCGCGCCGTAGCAGTTGCCGCTTGCGCCGCTGTACCCGATCAGCTGGCCCTCCGTTACCGCGTCGCCCAGCTCCACAACACGCTTCAGCAGGTGCGCGTACCGCGTTTGCAGCTTTTTCCCGTTGTAATCGGCATGGCGCAGCCGCACCATGTTGCCGTAGCTCTGCATCCCCGTGCAGGTCTTGCCGTCCCAGGTCTGCGCCTGGTCTACCGTGCCGTCCTCGGCGGCATACACCGGCCGCACGCAACTGGTGCCGCTCTGGGTGCGCAGGTCAATGGCATTGTGTGCCGCGCCGCTGGTGTACGTCCAGCCGGCCGTGATGACGTGCTGTGCCAGCGGCCAGGCCAGCAGTACATCGCCGTTTTGTAATCTCATTGGGGTTACACCTCCGTTGTCGTTCAGACATTTTATGCTTCAACAAACACCACATTGATTTTGTACCTGTATCCGGCAGGGATAGCTGTTTTTGCTTTTATCATTAGTGCGCCGGTTGAGGTATGAGTTGCTTCAAGTATATATTGTTCCCCGTCGCTGCTTCTGATGGCGATGAAATCCCCATCGTCGTCATTCTGGCTCCCGTATCTGGTGTGAATTGATTTTGGCACCCCTTCCACATAAAAAAGTGTTGTGCGTGCTGCAATAGCCGTGCCGCTGGTACTATCTCCGGTCTTAAATGTTATACTTAAAAATCCCAGTTTTCCTACTGTATAGCAATAGCACTTGTCCTTTCCGATGCCGTTCGGTATAGTTATGCCTTTTGCAATGTTTGAAAAGGTTATTTCGTGATCTTCTCCAATCGGTATTCCCAGCGCCGTAATGTCGCTCTTGGTCACAGCCGTCGCCGCGCTCACATGGCCGGTGCTGTCCACCGTCACCTTGTACAGTCCGCTGGCCCTTGCCGTGTAGCTGGGGTGGGTGTATGTGGTATCCTGCGCAGGCACACCCAGCGCGGTAATATCACTTTTGTCCACAGCTGCCACCGCACTTACATGCCCTGTGCTGTCCACTGTCACCTTGTACAGCCCGCTGGCCCTTGCCGTGTAGCTGGGGTGGGTGTATTTGTTTGCCCCGGCTGTTACCCCGTCCAGCTTTGTTTTATCCGCCGCGCTCATCAGGCCCTCTGCGCTTGTTGTGGCGGCGCTGTATGTGGTATCGCTTTCCGGTATCCCAAGCGCCGTAATGTCACTTTTGTCCACAGCTGCCGCCGCACTTACATGGCCGGTGCTGTCCACCGTCACCTTGTACAGCCCGCTGGCCTGCGCTGTGTAGCCGGGGTGGGTGTAGTTGTTGGCGTTTTCGGCAATGCCGTCCAGCTTTGTCTTGTCCGCAGCGCTCATCAGGCCGTTTGTGCTTTGCGTTGCCACATCGCTCGGCTTTGCTTCAATGGCACTTTTGGCTGCCGCTTCTGCGCTGGCTGCCGCCGCCTCCGCCTTGCTTACGGCGGTTTGGCTGGCTGTTTCCGCGGCGGCCCTGTCTGCCGCTGCGGCTGTCGCGCTGGTTTTGGCCTGCCCGGCATAGTATTCGGCGTTGTCCGCATCCTCTCCGGTTCGGGTCCCTGTTCCGCCCGCCGCCCAGCTTTCGGCGCGTACTGCTGCGTTCCCCGCGCTTTTTGCGTCCGCGTCTGCCTGCACGGCACTCTGGGCGGCCTGCACGGCATAGGCCTGTGCCTGCCGCCTGTCGTCGCCGCTGTCCAGCCCGCAGCCCAAAACCTCGCTCAGCGGGTCCGGCACACTGCTGGTCAATCCGTCTGCTTGTGTTGCCATATCATATACCTCTTGTTACAATCGCGTTGATCGCCGTCAGTCCACTCGGCAGGCCAGTCAGTTTTCCGTTGCTGATGCTTAGGCTCAAACTGGTACTGCTTGGGCTGCCATATATAGCGCCCTTGTGGTACTTGTCGCCCTCAAACGCGACCAGGCTCGTAGTCTGCTGGCCCCAGCCGCCGGAACTGGTCATGGTGCCGTAGCCCCAGATCTTGATTGCCCCGTCAGTGCGCTTAAAACTCACGCTGGGGTTGATGGTCGTGACGGCGTATGCCTCAACGTTGTTATTGCTTTCGGCAGGCTCCGCAGTACCGGTAACTTTGGCCCCCTGCACATAGGCAGTTTTGCCTTTAGCAATATCCGCTGCCGTTGCCGTAGCGTCGCCGGTATCAACATCGTTGGTGTTGGTACCGGTGAGCTTCAGCCCGGCTTTGCTGGTAAATGTTTTGCCGGAAGTCACGTCCGCAGCGGTAGCGTCGCCAAAATTAGAGAGCATAGCCTGAGCTCTTACACGGGCTCCGTTTTTAATGAGCATGCCATTTTTGCCAGGGTCTAAGTAGTAATAGATGTAACTTGTGTTGTCGGACGTCACCTCAAAGCACGCCCAATAGCACGTTTCTCCATCGGTGTAGGTATCAACTGTACCAGTGACTTTGGCTCCCTGTACATATGCCGTCTTGCCTTTAGCAATATCACTCGCTGTCGCCGTAGCATCGCTGGTATCCACCCCCGTGTCGATCTGCTCCACCAGCGCGGCGTACCCGTCCAGCGTTGTGTCATCCGGCACCGTTACGCCCTTGGCGGTGATCGCCGTGGCAAGGTCGCTTTTCGCCCCGCTTAAGCGGCTGATCTGCGTTTTAATGTTCGTGTCCGCCATGCGCTTCTCCTTTCAGCAGCATCAGATCGCCGCCAGCGCGTCGTAAATATCATCCGTCAGGCTCACGGTGCCGCCGCTCGTGTACCCCGCGGGCACAGCCACGCTCAGGGTCGTCAGGCCGTCAATGGTCAGGCTGGTGGCCCCGTTGTTGGCCATGGTGCCCGTCACCTGGCTGCCGTTCACCCAGGCTTTTTTGCCGCTCAGGATGTTGGCTGCGCTCGCCGCGTCGGTCGTGCTCTCCGTCGTGTCCACATACAGCGCGGGAATGGCCGCCACGCTCACGCTGGAAAGCACCTTGCCGCTGGTCGGGGTCACGGTCTGGGCGCTCTTGGTGGGCGTCACGCTCTTGCTCTCTTTGGTAATGCTCACCTTGCCGCTGCCGCTGTGGTAGCCCTTGGCGATGGTGTAGCTGGTGGTCGTGGTGTCCAGCGTCTTGGTCACAGCGCCGTTGTTGGCCATCGTGCCAGTCAGGGTCTTGCCGGTGCTGTCCACCACGATCTTGCCGGACAGCACATCCGCCGCCGTCGCCGTCACGCTCGAAACGTCCTGGTAGTTGGACGGGATCGCCGCCACCGTCACATCGGACAGGCCATAATAGCCGCTGTCCGGCGTCACGCTCTGCTGGCTCTTGGTCGGCGTCACCTTCTTGCTTTGCAGGTTGTAATTGCCGCCGCCCGCAACGCCCGAAACCGTGCCGCTGCCGTTGTGGTAGCCCTTGGGGATAGTGTAGGTGTCGCCCTCCTGCACCGTCGCCGATACCGCGCCCTGGTTGGTGATACCGCTGATGGCGGTGGCCAGCGTGTCCAGGTTGGACGTGCTTTCCGCCATGCCCAGCTCCACCAGCTTGGTGCGGATGGTGTTGCGGTCGTTCTGGATGCGGGTGATCTCGGTTGCGATGTTGGTCTGTTTCGTGTCTGGCATGTTCTATCCTCCTCAAATGGTGCCCAGAAGCACCGCGATGTTGCCCACCTCCACCGCCACGGCGGCGCTGGTCACGGGCAGGGTGTTGTCGGTTTCCACGGCGTCGGCGCAGTCCACACACAAAGCGCCGCTCTCCCATTTCAGGCCGTGGCCAATGCTCAGGCTTCCGCCGGTCTGCACGGCGCCGGTTTTCAAACTCAGGCTCACCGCCTCGCCGCCGCTCAGGCTCATCTGCACGGTTTCGCTGCTGTTCAGCAAACTCAGCTTCATGTGATCACCCCGCCCAGCAGTATCCGCTCCACCGGCAACGCCACAATGTTGCTGGCCAGCACCGCGCCGGTCGTTGTCACGGCGCGCAGCTGTATTTCCACGTTGCCGCCCTCCTCAAATTTTAAGGTTTCTTCCTGTGTCAGCGTCACCGTCAGGGTCTTGGCGTCATTGTCGGCGGTAATGCTGTCCTCCCGCCGGGTCACTTCCCTCCCGTATCCCTGCCGGAACGTCAAATACAGGCTTACCAGCGTTCCCGGCTCTATGTCCAGCTTAAACACCAGCGTCGGGGTCGTTCCCTGGGTCATACCATACCCTCCTTGCCGGGCTGTTTTTCCGGCTTTTGCGCCGGTGCGCCCGCTTCTGCCTTTATTTTGCCATGCCGCCGTATCCGGGCGCGCCCCCACTTGTCCCGTAAAATTCAAAACGCCCCCGGTTGCCGCTCTCACACGGCCCGCCGGGGGCATCTTTATGCGTTATTGGTTCAGGAGCTTCATTCCCATTTCTTAAAATCGTCCGCCTCGTACACCGTCAGCCCGTCCACCTTCAGCCTGCACAGCATCTCGGCAATCTCCTGCCGCCCGGCCGTGTCCGCCGCCTGGTATCTCGGCTTCATTTCTTTTGTTATGGCGCTGCGGATCGCTGTGCGCAGTTCCTTGGCGTCCCTGGCGCTGTCCAGCACGCTGTCATATTCCTCGCGGGTCAGGGTCCCGGCCTCCATCATCCGGCTTGCCTGCGCCGCCGCTTCCTCGTCGGCCCGCTCCAGCTGCCGTACCCTCTCGTCGATCATCTCCTGCACCGCGTCTGCGTCCGCCGTGTCCAGCGCCGCCGTAATGTCGGCGCTGCCCACCGTCACGCCCCAGCCGGTCACGGTGTCCAAATCGTACACCCGCTCCCCGCCGTATTCCAGCCCCATCAGGGCGTCCAGCATCTCGGCGCGTTCCTCGCTGTCCGCCTGCTGGTACGCCTTGCTGTACAGCTTCGTCACGGTGCTGCGGGCGGCGGTCACGGCGTCGGCGGGGTCGGTGCCGCTCTTTACCTTGGCGTCCACCTGCCCGGCAAACAGCCGGCTCGCCTTGTCAGCGTCGCCGCCGTCCAGCGCCAGGGCAATGCGGTTCAGGTCCTTGTCCATCCCCAGCGGGTCGTCGGCGCCGGCAAGGCCGGTCAGCGTGTCGTATACGCCCTTCACGTCGCGCAGGGCTGCGCTCACCGCCACGCCGGTAACATTGCTCACCGCGTTGGCCGTGCGGTACAGCACCTGGTACAGGCTCGTTGTTTTGCCCGTCAGGTACTTGTTCCACACACTCACCGCGTCCATCACGTCGCCGATCCACTCCACGTCGTTGCGCTTTATGGTATAGGTCGCGTTCCCGTCCGCGCGCTCGGTGATGTACCCGATCACATCCTGCAAAAGCGGCAGGTTCCCCGGCAAATTCACCCCGTCCGCAAAGTTTTCCAGCACGTTCTGGGCGTACACTTTGGCCAGGCTTGCCGCAGTCAGCCGTTCGTCGTCGTCCTCGTCGTCGCCGCGCGGGTGCCGCAGGGTGTCCACGGCGGCCGCGGCCGCGGCGGTCGCCATCGCCGTTGCCACATAGGTAACGCCCACACGGGCAAACCTTGCCCGCGCGGCCTTGTCCTTCGGGTTCTGCGCCAGGTTCACCGCCGCTTGGGCCACCATGGCATAGCTTTTAATGGGTTCCGCCATAAAGTTTGTCACCATCTTGGTAAACGTCGCTGTGCTCCGCATGATCTGGCTGCGGTGCAGCACGCTGTCCACCACCTGCGTCTTGTCCACAATCTCGCTCAGCCGCGCGGCGCACTGCCGGTTAAATTCTTCGCTGTCATATTCAAGCTCCGGGTGCTTGTCCAGCGTTTCCAGCTCGCAGGCGTTCCACAAAGCGCCCCAGGTGGTTTTGTCGCCCCACTCCGCCATCGCGGTGCTGGCGCTCCGCACCCGCTCAAGCGCCGTTTCCTCGTCCAGCGCCATGGCGCGCACGTCCTTGCCCAGGTTGGTTTCAAAATATCCTTGGCTTTTCCACCAGGCAATGGCGCAGTATTTTTCGGCTTTCGCCATGCCGCCCTCAAAGGTCTGGCCCTTGGCCCTGGCCGCCAGCCCTTTGCCCAGGTTGGCCGCGCCGCGCCCCAAAGCGCCCCGCAGGTATTTGGGCGCGATCTCCGCCCCCGCGCGGAAGTACGCCGTCGGCTGCTGCACCGCCACGCGCAGGTTCGCGCCCACCTTGGCAACCTTCCAGTTGCGCGTCACGGTGTTCATCAGGCGCTCGCCGCCGCTGGCGGTTTCGGCGCGGCCCTGGCCGTTAATGTCCCGCATCAGCGTTTCAAAATAGTCCTTGCCCTTGCGCCCCAGCAGGTTGTCAATGCCCTCCTTCACACTCACGGCGCTTTCCGGTGCGCGCCAGTTGTACCACTTCATCATGTCGCTTAACGGGATGCACCACCCGTAATAGGTCGCCATCTCCGTCGTGTGCCCAAAAAACGTGTCAAAGGCGTCGCCCACCACCAGCGGGTTGTTGGCGCCCTTCACCAGCGCCTTGGTCATGCCGGCGTTTTTAATGCCGTTCAGCCCGGCCTGCCTGCTGCTGGCTGCCGTTGTGGCGGTAAAGTCGTTGCTGCTGCTCATCGGCCAGTAGTGCGTTTCGGTAAATTTGTCGTACCCGTACAGCGTGTTGCTCACCTCGTTGCCCCACGCCGCCGCGGTCGTGCTCAGGTATTCCTGCATGGCGCGTGCCGTCTGCACCTGCTCGGTCGTCAGGCTGCCGGTAATCTCCGCCAGCTGCCCCGGCGTCAGCTTCACCCGCCGCCCCGGCTTGCCCTTGGCGTCCTTCAGCTGGATGCCGCCGATCATCAAATGCTCCTTCGCCGCCGCGCGCTGGCTCAGGCAGTACAGCTCCATGGCCTGCCCCGGTGTCAGCTCCAGCACGGTGTCCGCCATGCTGGCCGCGTCGGTCACGGTAAATTTGCGCTTTTCGGCCTTGCGCCCCGTCCACTTGTCCACGTCCGTTTTGTCTTTCAGCAGGGCCTGCGTCCACTCCACCGTTTCGCGCAGCTTCCACGCCCGCTTGTCAAACCCTTCGCGTATGGGCCGGTACATCTGCTCTGCCGTGTCGCCCAGGGCGGCAAAATACCGCCCTGCGTCCATCATATCCACGCCAAGCAGCTGCCCCAGGGCGTCGCCCGCCGTGGTGTCGGCGGCGGCCTTCACCGCCTTGCCCAACAGGTTGTTTTTGTTCTTTACCTGTTGCTTTTCCCGCGCGGCCATCTCGGCCACACTCGCGTCGCCCGCGGCGGCAATGGTTTCCCTGCTGCCCTCGGCCAGCAGCTTGTTGGCCTGCGTGATGCTCTTGGTCATGCTTTTCAAAATCACATCCAGCTGCCGCATCTGCTCGCCGCTGAACTGCCCAATCCCCGTCTTTCCGCCGGTCTGCTGCAACAGCGTGTCAATGTATCCCGGCAGGCTGGGGTCAAAATCGGCATAGTCGCCCGCGCCTGCGCCCATGTGTTCCAGCGCCTCGGCGTCCTTGGCCATCAGGGCAATGTCCTTCATGGTTTCCTGCCACCGCTGCGCCGTCGCCGTGCCCGCGTTGCTGGTGTTCCAGTCAAACAGGTTCAGCACGTTCAGCACGGCGGTGCGCATCTTCTTGGGCACATGTTTGGTGTCCGTCGGCTCCCGCAGCCAGGCCGCCAGGGTGCGCACCTGCTTCTGGGCACTGTCCCGGCTTTTGCGGTACAAAAGCCCGTCGTTGCGCCGTTGCATCCGCGTGGCAAACTCCGCCTGCTGGCGCACCAGCTTTTTGTCCCGCGTCTGCACCCATTTCAGCTTTTGCATCCGCTCCCGCATCACGGCGTCGTCCTTGGCGTTCTGTGCCTTCTGCTTGTAAACCTCCAGCATGGCGTCAAACCGCTCTTTCCGGTTGGCGTATGCCTGGTCGTACAGGGCCTTCATCTCGGCCTGCGCGTCCCGCCGCCCCTTGCGGTACTCGGCGCGCGCGGCCTTCTGCGCGTCCTGCGCCGCGCGGTCTGCCATGGTGCGGCGTGTCGGGCTGTTCAGGTATCCCTCCACCGCCTCGTTGGCCAGGTCAAGCGCCAGTGTTTCCATGTCCATGCCATACGGGTTCTCCACCACCGGCACGCTTGCCTCATACACCCCCAGCACCGCGTCGGTAAAGGCGGTAATGTCGGTGTTCTCCGCGTCAAAGGTTCCCGGCCAGCTCTCGGCCAGCTCGGCCTGCATCGTGTCCCAGTTTCCGGCCCCGTCGGTCAGCCGCACGTTCAGCCGGCCAAACAGCGCCTTGCGCACGTTGCCCCACTGCCGCCCGTTTTTGCCGTCGCCGTAGGCGTTCATCAGCTCGGCAAACTCCGCGCTGCCCTGGCGCACCTCCAGCGTCGTGCCGCGCAGGGTTTCGCGCAGCGGTTTATAGTATTCCCGCAGCTCGGTGTTTTTCTGCTCGCTCTCGTTCAGCACCCCGCGCATCACGTCGGTCAGGGCGTCCATCGCGTCGGCGTTCAGCGTCGGCTCGCCGTTGCCTTCCACGTTAAACACCCGCCACAAATCGCCGCTCAGCCTGTCCACGCCGTACTTGCTGCCCGTCAGCTTCAAAATGCGCTGGGCAATGCCCCGCGCGCTCGCCCGGCTTACGCTGTGCCCGCCCGATGCCTTAAACTCCTGCCGCAGCACCTCCATCTGCTGTTCCATGTACAGGTTTTTCTGCGCCAGCTCCCGGTTCTGCGCCCGCAGGTCGTCATAGTCCGCCTCCGTCGGGGCGCTGTACCGCAGTCCTTCGCCAAAGCCAGCCGTTGTTTCCGTGTCCATGCCAAAGGCATATTTTACATTCGCAGATAAATTTTCGCCCAGTTCCTCCTTGACGCTGCCCAAAAAATCTTCTATACTGATGTTGGAACCGTACAGAGCAACGGCATTCGTGCTGACCTCTCGCCCCTTGAGGGATTCGGTTCCATTTTTAATTTGTCTGCCTGTATGGGCGTACAGGCTTCCCCGCAAGGGTTCCATGCTGTCGGCATCCAGCACCTTCTGGCCGTCCTCGTACATATTTACAACAAAGCGGATCCCCATCAGGCTGCCGTCGCTCATGCGTGCCGCCCCAAGGTACAAATCACTTCGCACCTCCTTGCCGCGCGCTTCCAGCTCGTTCACCTTTACGGCGTTCTCCAAAATCGGCCCGATCTGCCCCACATACGGGGCATTTTTTTGTATCTGGGCCGCGTTCAAAAGCCCGTGCCGCAGCCCAGCCCTCGTCACAACAATGGTATCTCCCGTGTATCGGTTTACCACGCTCCCGCTGTTTTTGCCCGGTATGCGCTGCGTGCTCGCCAGGCCCGCATCCAAAATTTCCTTTACGGGCTTGTCGGCCAGGTCGTTTTCCTCCACCTCGGTGATCTCCATATCCGGCAGTTCCCGCAGGGTTTCAAAGCTCACCTGTTCTTCGCCCGTTTTCCTTCTCTGCGGGTGTTTCTCGGCGTCTACCTTCTTGCTGTACCGGAACCGGTTCAGTTCGCTTTGCTCCGGCAGGCTGCCTGTGCGGTAATATGTTTCCAGGTCGCGCACCACTTCGCTGCCGCGCACCCGGCCTTCGTACCAGCGCGTTGCGGCAGTGCTGCCGTCTTTGCGGCTGATGTCCAGGTTAAACCCATGCTTTGCCGCGCCCAGCGTGTCGGCCATCTCGGCAATGGCCGCCTTCTGCGCGTCGCTCACCTCGGTTTCGGCGCTCACGTCCACGCCGGGGCTTTCCGCCATCACCCGCACATTGCCTTCGGCAATAAAGGCATTCAGGTAATCCGTCTGTTCTGCCCCGCGCGCAAGCTCCGCCGGGCCGTAAACGCTTTGGATGTCGCGGTGGTCAAGGTCGCGTACGCTCTTGTCGCTCCCTCCGCTGAAATCCAGCATTCGCCCGTCCGGCAAAATGTACCCGGCGCTCTCAAACCACTTTGTGGTGCCGTAGGTGTCCGCTGCCTGTTCCCGGTGGTAATCCTCCCGGCTCATGCCGCTTTCCCGCACCTCGGCGTCGTACTCGGCCTGCTGGGCCTGCTTTTTCTGCCATGCCTTGTCCTGCTCCTGCTCGCGGGCCTGTTTGATCACTTCCTGTGCCAGGTCGCGCTGTTCCAGCAGCGCGTCCTGCTCGGCCTTAAACCGGTTTTCCGCCGCCTTGTATTCCAGGTATTCCTGGCTCTGTTTCCACTGCACCGCGTCCCCGGCGCGCTTGTGCTGCATCAGGCGGGCCAAAAACCGCCCATGTTCGGCCTCGTCCTGCTGCCGCCACGCTTTTTCCCTCGCCCAGCTGTCCTTCAGGGCGCGTTCCGCTTCGCGGTACTCCGCCCGCGCTTTTTCCAGTTCTTCCTGTGTCACCGCGCCGCTGATCTTCTCACTGTACTTGACATCCGCGTCCCCAAGCTGTATACTGCGAATAAGACCAAAACTGGTTCCGTCCAAAGGCACGCGGTTGCCGCGGACTTGGAACCACTCTTTGGTCTTATTTTCATTCCCAAAAATTTCCGTAAACGGTACGCCCTTAATCTTGACGTCCCCGTTCTCGTATGTTATACTGCCAATAACACCGGTACTGCCGGGCGCTGACGTGGCCAATTTGAAGCCGAAGGCGCTCAAGGCAGCACCGGTTTTTTCCATGTCCGGCTCCGCGTACAGCACATTGCTCTTTTCCAAAAAGCCGCGCGGGTTCACGTCCTTCGGGTAAGCGCTGCTCACCTTGTTAAAGTCCTGCAAGCCCAGCTTTCGGTCTGTGCCGGTTCCCGGCGCAAGGTCCATCACGCACAGCACGGGCGCTCCGTTTGCATCTGTCACATTCCCCACAACCACAATGCGGCTGTTCTTCCTGGTGCCGGGCCGCATACTCTGGCCCTGGCTTTCCAGTACCAGCACCGGGTTTTCCAGCATGGCGGGTATCTGCTTCACCATATCCAGCGTCATGTTGGGGTGGTCGCGCAGTATTTTCCGTATCTTTCCGCTAAGCATCACAATGCTTCTGTCGGCCACGCCAATGCTTTTCAGCGCTTCGCCGGTGGTGCCCAGCGTAAAAGTTTTTCTTTCCTCCCTTCCTCCGTCGTTCCACTCGTCAAGCTCCCGTGCAAATTCCGGGTTAATGCTGTACTTCACGCCCTCGCTTGCCGCGGGGGCGTTTTTTGTATCGCTGTCCGCCTGTCCGGCGGCCTCCAGGCGCGCGCGGGCGTTCCGGCGCGCGGTTTCCAGCTCGGCCAGGGCCTCGTCGCACACGGCGCGCGCTTTCTCGGCGTTCTCGGCGCGCTCGGCAAGCCGCCGCCCGTCTGCGGCGCCCAGCGTCGCGTCGCCGCCGCGCAAAAGGCTGCGGATGCTGCCCACGATCTTGTCCAGCATCTCGCGCAAAGCCTGCAAAACGCTGCGCTTCTCCTCCCGCGTCGTTTCGCTGTCCTCGCTCACATATTCCACAAACGCGCGGGTGTTCTCCTCGCTGCTCATAATGCCGGCAAACAGGTCGCGGGCATACTCGTCCGCCGCCTGCGTCCTGTCGCCGTAGCTGCTCTCGTACCGGCCAATGTGCTGCTGCACGCCGCCCAGCCCGTATTCGCTTGCCGCAAACGCCATCGTCCGCGCGCGCAGCCTGGCCCACCCCTCCGGGTTCTCGCCCTCCATCCAGTGGGTCAGCTCGTGCTGCACCGTCTGGTAGGCGTTGGCGCTGTTTTCGCCCACGGTCAGGGCTGCCGCACCGGCGGCCCAGTACCCGTTCACCTCCCCGCCGTTGTCGGCGGTCAGCTGGCGTACCACGTCCACATTCATGCCAAACTTTTCCGCCACGCCCTGCAAAACGGCATCCGGCACCTGCGCGCTGCCGGCCGGCACGCCGTCATAGCGCACCTCCGGTTCCGTCACGGCGGCGGCAGGCTGCTGCACCGTCAGGGCGCTGGCGGCGTTGCGCCCCAGGCTGTACGCGGTGTACAGCGCCGCGTCGTCCTGCACCACGGCGGCGCGCGCTGCGCTGGCGCTTTTCGCCTGCTCAAAGCTCAAAACGCCCTCGCGCCCGGCGTTATACATGCTGTGCATCTCCTGCACATACACCGCCGGGCTTTGCCCCTTGTACCGCTCCACCAGCGCCTTTTTCATGTAAGGGGTATAGCTTTCCTCCGCGTCGGCAAACGCCTGTATTCCTTCCACGGTTTCCCGGCGCACCGTGCCCCGCTCCAGTGCCACCGTGTCCGCCTGCGGCGCGCTTTCCTGCGCGTACCGCTCGGCGGCGGCCTGCGCAAGCGCCGCCTCGCTCACCGCCTGCGCATCGGCGCGCTGTGCCGCTTCCTCCCCGGTCAGGGTGTCGGCGTCCTGTGCCGCTTTCTCCTGCGCCAGCGCGTCAGCGGCGGCCTGTGCGGCGTTTTCCGCCTGCCGGGCGGCAAGTTCCCCGTCAGCGTTTTGCGCGCTCTCCTGCGCGCTCTGGGCCGCCTGCGGGGCATACTTTTCCTCTGCCGCCGTGCTGCCGGGGCGGGTTTCCTCCTCCAGCCGCGCGGCGGCTCCCAGCGGGTCGGCGACGGCCTGCTGCATATCCTGCGCCTGCGTCAGCGCCGCCTCCCGCACAGCCTGCCCCGTGCGGGTGTTCGCCTGCTGCACTTGGTTCTCGTCGCCTGCCAGGTTCTCCGCCATTCGGGTGTTGGCGCGGTTCAAAGCAAGGTTCAGCCCTGTGCCTGCCGCACCGTAGAACCCGCCGCTGATGGCCCCCATCCCGGCATTCTGCGCAAGCTCCGCCCAGCTGAACTCGGCGTTCGGGTCTTTGGCGGCCACGTCGGCCAGGTAGTTCACCACATACCCCACGGCTTCCTCGGTGCCTTCCTCGCCCATCTGCTGCAGCAGGTTGCGCACCAGGCCCTTGCCGCCGCGGTTCACAATCTCCACCCAGCTGCCCACCGGCAAAACCTCGGTGCCCACCTCAATGCCGCCGCTCACCAGGCCGCGCCACAGCGCTTCGTCCGCGCCGGTGTCCTCGTCGTACAGCTCGGCCATGCGCCCGCCGGCCGCCTGCGCCCCCAGCGCGCCCAGGCTCACCGCCGGCCCCACGCCGGGGATCAGCGCCAGTGCCATGTTGGGCAAATTGCCTGCAATGGCGTTGGCTGTGTCCGCTCCAAACCGCGCCGCGCTGCCAAGGCCTGCCTGCGCTTTGGCCAGGTTCTCGCCGCCCTCGTGGTACAGCCGCATCCCGGCGCTGTTCTCATCGGTCAAAACGGTTTTCTGGTTGTCCTGCGGCCCGGCCTCCTTCGCCGCGTTGTAGCGCGCCAGCGCCGCCTCGTACTCGTCGCTGGTGCGGATCTGCCCGTTCTCGTCGGTTTCAAACACTTTGCCCTCGTCGGTCAGGCGTCGCAGTTCGGCCAGCGCATGCCGCTCGGCGCTGTTGTTGGCTGCCTCGTCGCGGGTGGCGGGGGCAATGCTTTCCGCCAGCGTCGCCCAGCTGCCCGCCGCCTGCTGTGCCAGGCCCTTCACGTCGCTGCCCAGCCGGTGCGCCGCGCTCCACGCGCTGCCGTAACTGTCGTACAGCTCCCCGGCCTGCTCGTAGGCGCGCTCCTCCTCCTCGCTCATCCCGGCGCGTATCCTCTGCGCCGCGCGCTGTGCCGCCGGGTTGCCGCGCCCCGCGCCGCGCTCGGCGTCCCACAGCGTCTTGGCTTCCGGGTTTTCGTCCAGCCAGGCGTTCACCTGGTCAAAAGCGCGGGCCTTGTCCGCCTGCGTCTGCCCGCCCGCCTGCGCCTGCCGCACCATGGCATCGATCACGGTGTCCCGCGCCGCCTGTTCCAGCGTGTCGGTGCGCGCCGTGTCGCTCATCACGCGGCTGCCAAGCGCCTGTTCGGCATCCTGCCGCCGGTTCAGGTTCAAAATGTCCTGCCCCAGCTGTTCCCGCCCGCTCACATACCGCTGTGTGCGGCCCGCCGGGGCGCTCAGGGCGGCGGCGTAGGCGCTGCCGCCCGTGCTGCCGCCGCCCTGCAAATAGCTGCTTGCCGTGCCGCGCGCGCTGCCCGTGCTCCGGCTCCCCAGCCCCGCGGCCCCCGCTGCCAACATGGTGATCACCTTCTGCCTGGCGGTTTCTTCCTGCCGGGCTTCCGTGCTTTGCCGGTTCGCCGTCTGGCTCTGTGCCTGCCAGATATTGCCCGTGCGCGCCTTTTGCTCCCGGCTTCTCGCGTCAATTCGCTCCTGCAAAGCCTGGCTTCCGGCATTGCTCGTTCCCTCATGGCTCAGGCCGTAGCTTTTTCCGCCGTAGCTTACGGTTCCTCTTTTCAGGTTCAGGCGTACCTGCCGCTCGTAATCGGCGCTTGTCTGTGCCGCCGTTTCCTGCGCCGCCGGGGCCGCTGTCTGTACAATGTCCTCCTCGTCGTCTGTCCTGATTTTTCCGTTCCGCAGGTTCAAATGTACGCTCATTGCTTTCTCCTTAATCAATCGAAATTCCGTAGTGCGCGGCAATCGCCTTTGCCTGTGTTTTGGTCAGGTTCCCTTTCTTGTAGCCGTTGTTTATCATGTTGGCAATGCCAACCTTGCCTGCGCGGGTGCTGGAATCATAGCTCTGTCCGCTGCCCGCCATCGGGTCAATCTTGCTGATCCAATACTGCACGGTATCGTCGCTGCTGCTCTTGCTGCTCCCGCTGCTTCTCGAACTGCTCCTGCTGCTTCTCGAACTGCTCCTGCCCGCAGAACTCCCGCTGCCGCCCGCGCTCGCCGCCAGGCTGTCCGCGTACTGCTGCTTGTCAAACGCCAGCTGCTCGTTAAACTGCCTCTGGCTCTCCGCAAACTCCTGCTGCCACTGCTCGTCGCTCACCATGTCGCGGTAATCGCCGTAATAGTAGTCCAGCATCTGCTGCCAGCGGGTGTAATTGTCGCTGTACTCGCCGTAATCCTGGTTGTAGGCGGTGTCCTCGCGCTCCGTCAGGTAGTCCAGGTAATCCTGCCAGCGGTTGTAGTTGTCGCTGTATTCGCCGTAGTCCTGGCTGTACGCCGTGTCGGCGCGGTCGGTCAGGTAATCCAGGTAGTCGGCCCAGTTGCTGTACTTGTCCTGGTATCGCCCGTACTCGGCCTGGTATTCGCTGTCCGCGCGGTTCGTCAGGTAGTCCAGGTAATCCGCCCAGTTCGCGTACCGGTCCTGCCAGCGCCCGTACTGCATCTCATCCTGGTTTTGCAAAGCGCTCAGCTGGTTGTACAGGTCGTTCCCCTCGCCCTGGTACCGTTCATAGGCCGCCTGGTACAAATCGGGGATCACATTGTTCAGCTGCGTCAGGTACTGCTGGTTGGCCTGCGCGGCAGCGCTGGCCGCGTAGCTGCCGCCGTAGCCGCCCGTCAGGGCTGCCGCGTCCGCCGCCGCGTTGGCCGCCGCGTCGCTGCCCAGCTTGGTGTACTGGTTCTTGTACTGCTGGTACAAGGGGTCGGCGTTAAAATCATAGGCAAACGCCTTCCGGTTCTGTATCTGCTCCAGCAGGCTGTCGATCTGCGCGCCGTACTGGCTCTCATAGTCACCGGGCCTCTGTGCCTGGTAATTTTTGATCGCCGCCTCGGCATCCAGCACCGCCTGGCTCTTGGTGTAATCGCCGGGCCGCTGCGCCTGGTAATCCTTCAGCGCCGCCTCAGCGTCCAGCACCGCCTGGCTTTTGGTGTATTCGCTGGGCCGCGTGGTCTGGTAGTTCTTGCGCTCCGCCTCGGCGCTTGTCACCCGGTCGCTTCGGGTGTATGCACCGGGGCGCTCCTGTTCGATCTGGTCAACTTTGCTTCGGTTTGCCATTTTCAGCCTCCTCCGGGTCACTGTCCCGTTCCATCTGCGCCCGCACCGTGCTCAGCAGGCCCTCCAGCACCAGTTCGTCAATGCTCAGGGGCAGGCCGTAGGTGTTCAGCACACCCTCCACCGCCCTGCGCAGCTCCCGCACGCGCTTGTCAATGCTCTTCATCTCAGCCCTCCAAATGCGCCGCCGCGTCGGTGCGGATGGCGGCGATCGCCGTCAGCACGTCCTCGTCCAGTACAACGTAGTTCTTGCGGTTGTTGGTGCTCACAATGTTGCCGTCTGCGTCCAGCACGCTGTAAGAGAGCGTCACCCGCTCCCCCTCGCCGGTCGTCAGCACGCTAAAGCCTGTGATTTTGTTCATGGTCAAATCTCCTTTCAACTCGCTTCTTCTATCGTCAGTGGCAAACTCACCGCCGCTTCTGTTTCCGCCGCGTCCAGCAGGGCCGCGCCCCGGTTCTCCTCCTCCGGGTACTTGGCATCGCTCACGTCAGCGTACACGCCCTCAAAGCCGCGCTGTACGCCCCAGCACACCCAGTCAAAGCACTGTCCCGCCGGGCCGTGAACGATTGCGCCAAAGGCCGTTTTTTCTGCCCACAGCGCGGCGCTTGCGCCCGTCGGGGTCAGCGCCCAGCGCAAATCCTGCGTTTCGCTCACGGTCTCGCGGTAGCGCGGTTCGGTTGCGATGTAACAAAGGCCGGTTTCATCACACTCGCCGCTGCCCGCATCGCAGAACATCGGCTCCGGGCTTTCCACCGCGTTGATGGCCAGGTTTCCAAAATCGGTGCGCACAATGCGGTTCTTGGCGTCCCACGCGCTCAGGGAACGGCACTGGATGCCCTGGTTCACCTCCAGTTTTCCGCTGCACCCCACGCTGTTATCCACCTGCTCGATCGTGATGCCCTGAAAGCTGCTGTCGTGCCACCATCCGTATTTCTGGTAGCGGGTGTCCGCGCAGAAAATGGTGGTGTCGCCCTCCGTCGTGGTTTTCAGCCCGTTCTGGATCACCCCCTGCGACATCCCGCTGCTGGTGGCGGTGCCCCCGTACCACTGGATGCCGCTCTTGTCGATGTACACCCGGTTCCCGTCCGACGCGCCCATCCGTATCCACGCGTTGTCCAGGTCGTACACCGTCGAATAATCGCTGTTGTGTATCTGCCCCGTGGTAATGTTGCCGCCGTTGATGATGGTCTTGTCCTGCTGCCAGGTCGATAGGTCGCTGAACGTCACCACGCCGGTAAACCCAATGCTCCCGCTGGAAATCTCGGTGCTGCCCGCCATCAGGCGTATGGTGCTGCTGCTGTCCCCGTTCGCCACACTCAGCGTCAGGCTGTCCGCCCACTGCTTGATGGTGGTAACATCGCCCTCCGCGCTCTCCACGCGGGTGGTCAGGCCATTCGCCGTTGCCGTCAGGGTGGTAATGTTGCCCTCCGCGTCCGTCACACGGGTTTTCAGCCCCTCCGCCGTCGCCGTCAGGGTGGTAATGTCGCCCTCCGCGCTCTCCACACGGGTTTTCAGGCTGTCCGCCGTCTGCGTCAGGCTGGTAATGTTGCCCTCGGCGCTCTCCACACGGGTGCTCAGGCCGTTGGCCGTTGCCGTCAGGGTGGTAATATCGCCCTCCGCGCTCTCAATGCGCCCCGTCAGGCTCCCCGCTGTCTGCTGCAATTCGGTCACATCACCTTCGGCGGTTTCTATGCGGCTCGTCAGGCCGCTGGCCGTCTGCTGCAAACTGCTGATGTCGCCCTCCGCCGTTTCAATGCGGGTGCCAAACCCTTCCGCCGTCTGCGTCAGGCTGGTAATGTTGCCCTCCGCGCTCTCCACACGGGTGCTCAGGCCGTCCGCCGTCGCCGTCAGGGTGGTAATACTGCCCTCGGCGCTCTCAATGCGCCCTTCCAGTCCGGTCGCCGTCGCCGTCAGGGTGTTAATGTCGCCCTCGGCGCTCTCAATGCGCCCCGTCAGGCTGGTGGCCGTCTGCTCCAGGGTGGTAATATCGCCCTCGGCGGTTTCCACCCGCGCCGTAATGCTTGTGGCCGTCTGTTCCAGCGTGCTGATCCGCCCGCCCTGTGCCTCCACTTGGCTCGTCAGCCCTTCCGCCGTCAGCTTCAGCTCGGCCTGGGCATCGTCCAGCCCCGTCACCCGCAGGGTAATGGCATCCAGCGCCTGGCTGATTTCGCTGCTCAGGCCCCCGCTCTCAATTTTGCTGCGCAGCTCCTCGCTTAAATTGTCCTCGTCAATGTCGTTCAGGGCATACCGCAGCATTTCCTGTATCTGGAACAGGTAGCTTTTTATCTTTTTGCCGTCCTTGCCGCTCAGCTGCCCCGTGTCAATGCTCGGCATCTGCAACTGGCTCAGGTTTGCCATTGCCCGCACCTCCTCATCCGTTCAGGCTGTCCCGCTCGCGCCGTTCGCTGCCCGTCGCTGTCACCCGGCTCATGGCGTACACCTTGCACGGCCCCACACCGCACAGCCGCAGCCGCACATGGTCGCACCGGCGCAAGATCACCGGCAAAAACACACTCCGGCTCCGCCTGCCCGCAAAATCCGCCGCGCGCTGCCAGTCCCCGTCGTCATACTGCGCCCACACCGCAAACCGGCTTCCCTCCGGCAGCCACAGCCGGATTTGCAGCCGGTTGGTGTAGTGCGCATCCAGCACATACGGGTCCAGCATCCCGGTTTCGGCCATCCAGCGCACCGGCCCCTCGGTCGCTTCCCCGTCCGCCGGGGTCAGCTTCCAAACACACCCGTCCGCGTCCAGCATGTAGGCGTTCCCGTTCAGCGTCGCAAATGCCGCCGCGTGGGCCGCGTCCTCGCGGCACCAAATGCCGGTTTCCGTGTCGTACACAAACAGGTGCCAGCTTTCCGCCGCGTCCTGCATGCTCAGGTACAGCCGCCCGCGCTCGGTGC